GCGAAACTGTTCCAGGCGGCCAACATCGTGCTGCTGCTCGCCGCTGTGGCCGCCGCGGTCTAGATCGGCGTGAACGCCGGGCACGGCAGCCCGGCCTGGCTGATCGTGCTGGTGCTGGTGCTGGCCGGTGTGATGGGGCTGTTCGTGGTGTTCCCCATCGGTTTTTGGCCACTTGGAGTGGTCGTTGTTTCTTTTGTAGTCTTAGCAAAGTTAAAGAAGATGGACGAGTTAGTGATATCTCGTTTTGTAGTCTGAGCAAAGTTGAAGCAGATGTACTAGTTAGTGATAATCTAGTTTTGTTGTCTGAACAAAGTTGAAGCAGATGGTTTACAGGCAGTGCCTGTTTTGTTTTCTGAGCAAAGTTGAAGCAGAAGTTACTAGGTCAGAACAGACCTGAAATCTAAAATCAAATCCGTTATTTATGTATTTTGAGTTAGATGAGTTCCCCTATTGTGAATAGGAAGAAGTTTATTAGAGTCTTTGAGCTTTTGAAAAAGACCAATTTGGGTTGCTTTTGCAGCCCACCTACATGAGAATGTATAAATCTTGAGAATTTCATTTTGAAGTTTGGATTTTTGTCAAGAAAAAACGTTATAGTTCTATTTCTTGTTGTGATAACACATTGCATTGTTCTATGTGCCTTCGTGGTCGTATGAACACTCAATGCCAGTGTCACCTTGAAAGGAATGAATTAGAACACACCTCCCACAGCAGATGGGAAAGGAGTTGAACGTATTCATCTTGTTAAATTGATATTCGGATATTTGAAAGGACGGTAGTAATCACTGCACTTTTTGACTTTTGTCGATGCTTACGCTTCGAGCGTCGTCGAGTCTTAATGATGATCTCTGATGTTACTATGCTACCCCGTTACACCTGTTTAGGTGCTGAGAAATACGGAGGGGATTGTACCCCTAAATGTTCTCTAGAAGCAAACCTGTTTCGTCGCATGACCTCGCGACGATACTTGCAGTTTACCCTGGTTGCTAACACACACACACACACACACACACAGTTTGATGAGAGTGAGGATCTGGAATGGCTTGAGACGGGAATTGAACAGGATCTTTTATTAGATCGGTTATCTCGTTTTGTGTTAGAGGCGCCTAGCGCTTCGGTCGTTCCTATGCCTGTGGATGAAAGTTATGATTGGGAAGTCAACTCTGAGTTGGCCTCCACTGAGGATATGACTATTGGTGAAATTGAATCTCCTGATTCGGTTATCCAAGAGTCTCTTTTTACAATTGAAGGTGATGTTGATCTTGAAGAAGATGACACTCCTGATTATGAATCACTTACCTTCCAAGCGATTCCGGAAGAAGACGTTGAATTTCAACGTATCGCCGATGATGTGCGTCGTATTTTATTAGAAACGCGCAATTGGCGTCCATCGGGACAAGTACCAGATTATGAGGCCTGGATGCAGCAACTGCAAGCTGTACCAGGCCTTGATCTTTGCCGTTCATTCGTGCAAGATCAAGTTACAAAAGTAGTTGGTGGAGCACTTTCGAGTGTTTTTACTGATGAATTGCAAGACAAATTGTTGAATCTCCTTGAGACTTCGGCAATGATGGTGTATTCGTTAGTTCGATGCACCAATGCGAAAGATGTGATTTTTTCACTTGTTATGGGATATAAGATGCTTACGCGTCGAAATGTCCTGAGTGATATTACGCATCTGACGCGGCGAATTACCAAATTCGTCACGCAAACTATCAATGCCCAAGAGGCTGGCGAATTGGAGAGACTCCAAGCTGGTTATTCTTGTGGATCTTTCGAAGATTTCATTGGTTCTTGTCGAACTATGTTGAAGGATTATGGCTCTGTTATGGATTCGCAACTCGTGAAAAAGTTGCGTTCAATATTCATGTACATCCTTTCCTTTGGAATTTTTGAAAGTTTCGGTATCACATTTGAGAAGTTCAACTATGATGATGTCGAGGCTAAATACCTCGAACGCAAACATCGTAGCACTCCTGATTTTGTGTTGTCCGTCTTTGATGGAGTCACGTTCATTTTGGAACGCGGAATGCAGGCCATTAAGAGTGGCTCCTTATTACCGTTTTTTCACAGTGAATCCACGTATGCCACGTGGGTTGAGACTGCCACCAGGCTTGAGGAAGATTCGCACAAGTTAGCGAATCCAATTGCCTGTGACATGGATGTTCACAAGTTTACCAAGGACTTGGACCAATGCATCTGTGATGGCGAATCGATCGTGAAGTTTGCTGAGGCTGGGAAGGAGAAGATCCTTCTGCAAAGCCTTTTGCGAACCTTGCGACTGATTAAGGCTCAACGTTGCACCAAGAAATTTGCACAAGAGGAACGTCAAGTTCCCTTTGCTACTTTGGTGTCTGGAGACTCATCCGTCGGCAAATCGAAGTTCAAAGAATTTTTGTTTTATCTCTTTGGAAAGACTTTCGATAAGTCGGTGGAATCCCAATACAAGTATACTCGCTGTCCTAGCGATGATTTTTGGAGTGGGTTTGATTCTGGTGTTTGGTGTCTTGTTATGGATGACATTGCTCTGTTGAATCCCAACAAAGCTGTCAATGATCCTTCGACAGATGCTTTATTAGCGATTGTCAATAGCGTTCCGCTTACTCCGCCGATGGCGAGTGTTGAGGAAAAGGGCACATGCCCTCTACGCATTGAATTTGTCATCGCTACCACAAATCAGAAAGATCTGAATGCTCGGGTGTATTATAATTGTCCTTTGGCAATTTTGCGCCGTTTCAAGCTTGTGATCGTTTTGACTGTGAAGCCGGAGTACGCACAAACCGGAAATCCTTCCATGCTAGATCCTGAAAAGGCGGCTGGATGTGAGGATGAGTGGCCCAATTACTGGAATATTGAAGTCCAGTCTGTTATGGCCCGCCCCCCTGTTGGAGGAGCTGGTTTATACACACCTGAATTTGAGACTGTCGTGAAGTTCGATAGTATTTTTGATTTCGCAACCTTCTTCATTGAAGCTGCGAAGGCTCATCGCCTTTATCAGAATGCTGATCAATCTTCTACTCAGGCAATGCACGCGGTGACGACTTGTTCCAAATGTATTTTGCCTACTTCCCATTGTATCTGTGAACGGGCTGCCGAGCTACAAGCTTGGCCGTCTTTTTTAGGACGCCATGATGAAGATGAAGAAAGTGAAGTTTCGGATGATGAACTTGATCTGGAGATTATGGAATCTATCCAACGATTTAAAACTCAGATGACTTACATCCACGACTCTCAAGCACACCCCTTTGTTACCAATCCTGAACAAGATCCTGGTGAATCACTTGCTCAATTTGAAACTCGTAAAAGAGCTTTGTATGATTTGTTGAGTCGCCAGCGTATGATGGGTATCAAGCGAGAGCGGTTTTCAGAAGCTATTGAAAGTGCTGCTGAAGCAGCTCTTGTAGAACAGTATGGTGAGTGGGGCGCAGCGCGCCCCGAAACTCTTCGTGAGATGTTTTCGGACAGATATGATCTCTTGGTCAGTCTTGCGAAGTACGCTTTTCATACTTCGAAGGAAAAAGTGTGCAATATTTCTTCTCGTCTTTTGGATAAAGCCAATTCTGTCGTCGCTTGGATGACAGTCCATGGTTTGAAGAAACAGATTTCTGTGTATGGAGCCAAGATTCAAAAGACTTTGAGTGATCCCAAATTGTTGATCTTTTTGGGTTGCATTGGTGGCGTTGCTGCCATTTATGCCACTTATAAGTTTTTCCAAGATCCGGTTCCTGAATTGCAGGGAACTGTTGAATCACGCGAGCAGTGTCCAACTAGGAAAGTTGGTCAACCACCCGTGAGTCGTGATGATGAGAAAATGAATGTTTGGAAGACATCAGAAATGATGTGCCATGCGTTCGATTTGGGTGCAAAAGCCCGGTCTCAGAAGAATATGACACAAGCTGATGCCATTATTCACTTTGGTAAGAGTGTACTTCGAATTGTTGTGCATTATACTGCTTCCAAGGTTGATATGGTGATTGAAGGAGTTGCACTTTGTTGTGGCGGCCATCTTTGCGTCACTTGCAACCATATTTTCCCACAAAGTGATGATGGGAAATATCGTGTTGAAATCATTTCGACCGCGACAGATGAGGGCTTGACGCCCAATTATGAAGCTTTTATGATTGAGGATGATCTGGATCGACAATCGCATCGCGATTTGTTGTTTTTCCAGCATGCTCTTCCTGCTTCTAGGAAAATTTCAGGATTTTTCGCTACTGCACCCCTCGACGGAGCCGATTTCAATGGTTTCATTTTGGGGCGCGACAAAAACGGTTCAGTTTCTACCAAGAACTTTACCCGTTGCGCACGATCTCAGAAATTTGTTCAAGCTTTGAGCATTACTCTCCCTTCGTGGAGTGCTCGAGTTGAAACAGATACCCAGCGTGGTGATTGCGGTTCACCGTATATTGCTATTGGTTCTTTCCCTATCATTTTGGGTTTGCATCAGTTGGGATCTGATGGACGTTGTTCGTCCGTGGAAATCCTTCAAGGTGACATTGACGCTGCTTATGAGCGTCACAATATGGTCCCTATTGATGTTGGTGAACCTCAAGCTGAAGCTTTGACTTTGGGTGAGGTGCACTACAAGAGTCCTTTTCGTTATGTCCAAGAAGGCCGTGGTATGATCCATGGTAGTTTCATCAACGGATTCCGTGCTACGTTCAAGAGTAACGTATGCAAAACATTGATGCATGACTCAGCTGTGAAACATGGATTTGTTTCGCGCTGTGGCGCACCTTTTGTCACGGGAAATGGATGGATTCCGAAGCGTAATGGTATGATTGATATTGTGAATCAAAAATCACATATCTCTACCTCGCGTCTGCAGAAATGCGCTGACGCTTATGTTTCGGAAGTCCTTGGAATGCTTCCTCCTGATCAATTGGAGGAGCTCCACATCTTGGATGACTTCACAACGATCAATGGTTGTCCTGGAGTCAAATTCATTGATGGAATGAAGCGACGTACGAGTATGGGTTTCCCGTACCGGAAGTCTAAGAAGTTCTTTTTAGAACCTCTTGATGACTTGTCGTTTTACACCGATGGAGTTGATTTCAAGCCAGATGTTTATGACGAGATTGAACGAGTTTGGACCGCCTATGAGAAAGGCGAGCGAGCTCATCCAGTTTTCACCAGCGTGCTGAAGGATGAAGTCCTTCCACAAAAGAAGATCGATATCCAGAAGATCCGCGTTTTTTCAGCGGGTCCTGCTGCTTGGTCTTTCGTTGTGCGCAAGATTTTGTTGACTTTTATTCGAGTCTTTCAGAATAATCCGCTCGTTTTCGAGGGTGCCCCTGGACTCAATTGTGCCTCCAAATCTTGGTCTGAACTGCACGATTATTTGACTCACTTCGGTGAAAAGAATTGTGCGGCTGGTGACTACAAGTGGTATGACAAGCATATGGAACCGATTCTAGTTCTGATGGCATTTTATGTCATCCGTAGCATTCTTAAGGCTGCCGGTTGGGCAGAATGGGAATTGCGCATGGTTGAATGTATTGCCGAAGATATTGCTTATCCACTTACGGATTTCTTTGGAGATTTGATTACCTTCTTTGGATCCAATCCGTCAGGACAACCACTTACAGTTATCATCAACTGCATTGTGAATAGTCTCTACATGCGTTACGTCGCAAGTTCTAACCCAACTTTCGATTTGGCGCAGTTCAAGAAATTCATTCATTTGATTACCTATGGAGATGACAACGCAATGAACATTTCACCCAAAATTACATCATGGTTCAATCATGTTGCAATCCAGCGCGAATTAGCGCTGATTGATGTGCAATATACCATGGCTGACAAGGAAGCAGAATCAGTTCCACTTATTCCGTTTTCGGATGTCTCCTTCCTGAAAAGGACTTGGAGATGGGATCCGGAGGTTTGTGGTGGTACTTGGTTGTGCCCTCTTGATTGGGAAAGTGTGGACAAAATGATGACAATGTGGGTTGATTCCCCATTTGTCTCACCAGAGAAGCACGCATTGGACGTGTTTGGAAGTGTCATTCGAGAAAGTTTCATGTATGGCCGAGCTAGATACTCGGACATTCGGAACGTTCTTTTTCACATTGCTGAGGAATGCAATGTTGAATTGGAACCAGGAACATTTCCAACATGGTCGCAGATGTGTGCCATTTATGATGAGGAGGCTTTGACCCCGAGCCTCGCTCCTGTGAAGGAGTAAAAACATTGGGCAACTTTTTTGTAGTTACTGCGTTTTTGTATATTTCATGTATGTATATGACGAGAATGGACAGAAAAGTTTCTTACTTACCAGAGCGATCCTCAAAACTCCTTTTTAGGAGTGTGTTGGTTAGTACGCAAAAGAAACATGAAACTAGACCGGCGCTTTGCTCAGCGTCGGCCTACATAAAATGAGCAACCAAAACACAAGAAAAGAAAGAAGATTCCGAATTTGGGTACCCAGCCCAGTCGGAAGTTTTGAAGTGGGTGTTGCAAGCAGAACCACAGGCTGAAGAAGCCACTTCGGAGGAAGTACAGATAGAGAATATTGTATTTTCCGATGAAGCTGTCATGAATATCGTCGAGGAGCCATCACTGCTCGATCCTTCATTTGATGAAGATCGAGATAGTACTGCAGGACTTGCAAAGTTCCTGAGTCGCCCTGTACTGATTGATACTGATACGTGGACTGAAGGCAACCTTACGTTGTTGCAAAATTACTTCAATCCTTGGACGAAGTTTTTCAGTGATACGAAGATCCAGAACAAGACAAAGAATTATTGTCGTCTTCACTGCAAACTACATCTCAAGTGGGTGTTCAATGCTTCTCCATTCTATTGTGGAGCCATTCGAGTTGGATGGTTCCCGTGTAGGAAGTTTATTACATTGTTCACTGTACCAGGTTGTAAAGTGCCGATGAGCCAGGCTCCGGGAGTCTGGCTTATGCCGCAGGAAGCATCATCTGTTGAGATGGTGTTGCCGTTTTTGCATTCGTACAATTGGATCAACCCTTTGTCCATATCACAATTGGATAGTATGGGTCAAATGGTATATGAGCTATATGCTCCTCTCGCTTCGGCGAATGCAGCAACAGGTGCTGCTATTACCATATCTTGTTACGCTTGGGCTGAGGATGTTGTTCTTGGTGGCTTGACTGCCAATGAAACATTGCAGGCTACTCCGCAGAAGGAGGAAGGTAAGATTTCAGGTCTTGCCTCATCTGTGGGTCGGTTGGCAAATTCGCTATCCTCTACACCTATTGTTGGTGCTTATGCCTCCGCTGTTGCGGTTGGTGCGAAGGTAGTGGGTTCACTTGCTTCTGCTTTTGGATTTTCAAATGCCCCCATTACGGCAGATGTTAATCCACTACAGCCGAAAGCTTTCCATGCTTTTGCGAATTGTGAAACTTCTATGCCTGTTGATCGATTGTGTATTGATCCCAAGAATGAAGTCACGATTGACAATCGTGTTGCTGGGGTATCTACAGAAGACCCTTTGGAACTGACAAATTTCCTTAGGGAGTCCTATATCGATTCTATTGATTGGGACAATTCGCAAGTCACTCAAACGACTTTGCGTACTTTTGCAATTTCACCAGCATTGGACATTCTTGAAACCGTCCCAGCTACAGCATCTACGCGGCACTACCATACACCAATGGCGTATGCTGCGCGAATGTTTAAACTATGGCGTGGATCGATAATTTATCGATTCAAAGTTATCAAGACACAGTACCACAAGGGTCGTTTGCGATTGTCGTGGGATCCATTCGTCGATAATACTTCGAATGGGGATACTGAGACAACTACCTTTACGAAGATCCTCGATCTAGAATCTGATTCAGAATTTGAGATCGAAATACCGTATAAGGCACAAAGAATTTGGTGCGATACAACATTTGTACCAGCTTCGTCTACAGATCCATACAGTGGCTTGAGTGCTACTTCCATCAATGGGTATTTGAACATGCGCGTTCAGAATATCATCACCTCTCCACAGGTGGTGTCTTCAGTTCGTATACTTGTATTTGCCCGGCCTGGTCCTGATTTCCAATTTGCTCAACCACAAGAATTGCCTGGTGGTTTTTCTCCTTGGGATATTCAAGCTACCCCAGAAATTGATGGAACAACTGGGAAGACGGGAGCACATTTGACAGAGATTACCACTGGCGAAGCGATTCGTTCGCTGCGTGCATTGGTCCATCGTGTTTCATTGTCTTTTGCCCAATTGCTTGGGGAGCCACGTCCAGATGGAGACGCGACAACAACGAAGAAAGGTTTGATCCATAGTATCAATCTCCTTCCACGGAAACCTCTGTGGTATGGTTTGGTTGACACTGGGTTGAACTTCGCTGATGCTGGTGGAACAAACCACAAAACAGCCAATTTCTGTGCGACACATCCAATTGCTTGGTTGTTGAACGCGTTTGTTGGTTATCGTGGGAGTTTCAATATTCACGTCGATCTTGTTGGTGGTTCTACTACCTATGGTCGTCGTCTTGAATCCGCATCTTTGGAAAGATTTCCTGATACGATATTGCGCCGAGCAACTGCTGACAGCGCAAATTCCAGGAATCGAACTTCATATGCTTTGGATACGAGTGCGGGATCTACGCTTGCTTCGAAAGCTACGTATGTCACTACACCTTTGGGTGTTGTGCCTTTTCCTTCTGGGCAACGTGGTTTGACGCTTACGAAAGAGGTGACTCAGTCTGCCTTGAGCGCAAATATTCCGCAGTATGCCAATCAACGTTTTGCAACGTATTACGCTGATTTGCCGCATGTTGAATTGGAACCTTATGCCATTGGTCGTTGGCATGACAATGTTCGTTTGGACACCAACTACGTTTTCACTTCAGATTACGTGATGGGTGAACCCGAACCTACGGCGTTTGTCTACTACTCAGCAGGGATCGATTTTCAACCAGTCTACTTTGTGTGCATTCCTCCATTGTACACATATGCAGGCGCCTTGATTCCAATCGATTCAAGGACCCCCACTTAGGGGGGGACAGGTTATAAGTCTATAAAACCAAACTTTTCACGATAAGTAGTAACGTGCATCAGCTATGATGTAAACTAGCACTCACAAGGGAGTCATTCCTTGGGTCAGGTTATAAGACTTTAAAACCATTGTAGTTTTTCTTGATACGTCAAGTCTTACGAAAATCCGTACGGATCGACCGTTCGGTCATCGAAAGATGCCAGCTTCGCTGCCACGCAAATATTATGCATGGAAAGGTTCAACCTCAGCGCAAGCTGGGGGGAATTTTCCTGCCATGTCGATATATTTGATGTTGGAGCGACTGCTAGTCGAC